AAGGAGATAAAATGGCAATTACTAAAGTATTAACAGATGATTATGAAGTTCGTACAGATTACAAACATATAAATGTTCGTACTAAAACTTCAATCATGGAAGATGGTAAGGAATTATCATTTTCATATCATAGAAGAGTATTAACACCAGATATGGATGTAAGTAGCGAGTCTGCTGAAATTCAAGCATTAGCTGGTGCAATTTGGACTGATGCTGTTAAGAAAGCATGGTCAGATAAGGAATAAATATGAACTGGTCAGAAAATAAAGAATTGAAAAAAACTTGATATTTATATAAAATGGAGATAGCATGACTTTTAGAATAGTAAAACAATTATTCCCATCACCGAGTTCGAGTGTGGTTAGTGGCAGTACGGTTAGTGATCCGAGCTGGGCAACACGTAATATGTACATCGGCTCATCAAGTGATATGCAGCTATGGGAGTTTGATAATGAAAGTGATGCAACTACAAAAATGAACGAGTTAACTGGTTCAGATAGTTCCAATAGATTATACAAGGTTATAGAAATCTAAAAAAAAATTTAATTTAACAAAAGTATTTGATACTTATAATAACCATATTAACATAGGAGAATAAGTTATGGCTGAACAAACAAAAGTTGTAGATGAAATCAAATTTTCAGAGGATGAACTAACGAGTTTATCAAATCTACAGACAGGATATCAAGAAAAACAGACACTTTTAGGTCAACTATCAGTGCAGAGAATACTAATCGACCAACAGAGTGAAGCTCTAGAGGCAAGGTTAACCGAGGTTCAAACTGAATACGAAGGTGTTCAACAACAGGAACGTGATTTGGTTAAACAGTTAAACGAGAAGTACGGGCCTGGTTCATTGAATCCAGAAACAGGAGTTTTTACACCTACACCTGCTACTCCAGAAGATTAATTATTTTTAATTAAAAAAAACACCCTAAATTATACATTTTGGGCAACTTAGGTTATATTTATACTAGGATAACTATATAATAGTCTAAATTTTTATTTAAAAATATAACAATTAACTAGGAGAAAACAAATGGCAGAAAGAATAGTTTCGCCAGGTGTATTTACTCGTGAGACAGATTTATCATTCCTACCACAAGCAATTGGTGAGATTGGTGCTGCAATCATTGGGCCTACTGCAAAAGGCCCGGCATTCACACCGACTCAGGTAACATCATTTCAACAATTTGAAGAGATGTTCGGTGGTGTAGATGATAGGTTTTACACACCGTACACCGTTGAACAATATTTAAGAAGTGCAGGAGTGGTAACAATAGTCAGAATACTTGGATTAGCTGGGTATGCTGCAGATTCGGTACAATTGGTTGCAATGGATAGTACAACATCACATTCACTTGCAGTTCTTGCACCATCTCGTGGTTCTAGTGGAACTGGTGATTTATCATATACAAATGTTCAAGGTGCTGGTACTTGGAATAGTTTTACACTGCAGGTATCTGGTAGTGATGTTTCAGCTGAAACATACACCCTTTCATTTAATACTAGTAGTGCTAATTACATAACGGAAGTGATAAGTGATGATCCACAGAGTCAAAAAAGTGGTAATTCTAATTCATCGGTATATATTTATAAAGTATTCAGCCGAGCTTCTCATGCTATATTTGGTGATAACACGACAGCTACTGCATCAGCTAAAAATGAAGCAAATGGTTTAGATTTTTCAACAGGTGCAACCTCTATTGATGCACTGGGAAACGAAAACTCGTATACTGGTAATACCGATTACAACACAGCAAGAACACCTTATATACAATCTCAGTTAGTTGGTGGCACTAGATATAATCTTTTTAGAATATATACAAGATCACATGGTTCAGATATAAATAAACAATTGAAAGCTGTAATACTAAATACAAAACCAGCTACAGATGTAGCAGGTTCTGATTATGGAACATTTACGATTCAAGTTAGGGTTTATGATCCATTAGGAACTAATGATGACACCATACTAGAACAATTTGATGCTCTAACATTTGATCCAGATTCACCAAATTTCTTTGCAAAGAGAATCGGTGATAGGTTTGTGGAAATAGACTCAAATGGTAAATTAACTCATTATGGTGACTATCCTAATTTAAGCATGCATATCAGAGTTGGTGATTACACTAAGGTGGATAGTAATATAAGTCAATATCCAAAGACAGTTGTTCCAATGGGTCATGCAGCAGTTAATAACACAATTTTAGGAACTACAACAATTCCATCTGCATCGTTTAGAATAAGTCAAGTAAATGATCAAGATATATTTGAATCATCATTACTATATGGATTTGATTTCATAAGTTCAAAGATAAGAGATGACAATGAACAGTATCTTGCACCAATTCCATTGAGTGCTGGTACAGGTAATAATGTCAGTATGTCTCTTGAAGATATGACTGGTAATGATAATGCATCAATATTAGGTTCAAAATACTCTGGTACAGCTGTACCATTATCACTTAGTGGTTCTGCAACAGCTCAGTTGAAATTTGCTATTCCTTTCCAATTTGGTTTCGATGGTCGTAATCCAGCAACACCTTATTTCGTAGGAACTGAAATTGTAAATACAAACACACAGGGATTTGACCTTTCATCAACAACTGCTAATGGTACTCTTGCTTATAAGAGAGCAATAAACGCTATTAGTAATCCAGATGAATTTGATATCAATTTATTGGCAACACCTGGTGTCATTCACAGACTACATCCAGCAGTAACAAATCATGCAATATCCAAGACGGAAGCTAGAGCAGATGCATTGTACATCATGGACTCAGCAGCTTATACGGATTCGGTTCAAACTGTTGTCGATACCATAAAAGCATTGGACACCAACTATGTAGCTACTTATTATCCGTGGGTTAAGATAGTAAATGCTAGCACTGGTAGACCTGTATGGGTGCCACCATCGGTAGTATTACCTGGTGTGATATCATATACCGATAGGGTAGCTCATGAATGGTTTGCACCAGCTGGTTTAAACAGAGGTGGATTGACAACTGTGTTGGAAGCTAAGACAAGATTAACCCATGCTGAGAGAGATGAACTCTATGAAGGCAGGGTAAATCCAATAGCTTCATTCCCAGGCCAAGGAGTAGTGGTATTTGGACAAAAGACATTACAATCTAAACCATCAGCATTGGATAGAATCAATGTTCGTAGGTTACTGATTACAGTAAGAAAATTTATTGCAAGTGCATCAAGGTATTTGGTATTTGAACAGAATACTCAAGCACTAAGGAATAGATTCTTAAATATTGTTAATCCGTATCTAGAACAAGTTCAATCCAATAGTGGTTTAAGTGCATTTAGGGTTGTCATGGATGATTCAAACAATACACCTGATGTGGTGGATAGAAATCAGTTAGTAGGACAGATATTCGTACAGCCTACAAGAACTGCTGAATTCATCGTGTTAGACTTTGTTGTTCAACCTACAGGTGCTACATTTCCTGAATAAGTTTAACTTATAAATACACTAGTGTATATCGAAAAGCCCCTTATCCGAGGGGTTTTTCTTTTTATAAATTAATGAAAATTTCTTTATATGATATTTATTTATGAGTAGAAATAAAGACTTTTTTAGGAGAATAAAGAATGGCTACATTAGACCCGTCAGAAATTATGTTCACCCCCTTTGAACCGAAAACAAAAAATCGGTTCATCATGTACATCGAGGGGATTCCAGCGTATCTGATTAAAACTGCAAACAGACCCTCAATAGAATTTGAGGAAATAGTGTTAGATCACATCAATGTTAAGAGATATATCAAAGGTAAGGGTGCCTGGCAGCCAGTTGATATTACACTTTATGATCCAGTTGTTCCATCTGCAGCACAAGCAGTCATGGAATGGGTTAGATTAGGTCATGAATCAGTAACAGGTCGTGATGGCTATTCTGATTTCTACAAAAAAGATGTTACTTTTAACTTATTAGGGCCGGTAGGAGATGTTGTTGAAGAGTGGGTACTAAAAGGAGCTTACATACAATCAGCTAACTTTGGTGATTTAGATTACGCCTCAACCGATCCAGCTGAAATAACCCTAACATTAAAGTACGATTACGCTATCCTACAATTCTAAGGAGTAAATATGAGTTTTATAAGAGAAATGTTGTCAAGTGATGCTAAGATATCATCCAAGAGGTTTGTTGGATTTGCATCGTTCTTCATGTTAATATGTTGTTGGGGTGCTGATACGTTTACAGCATTTGAAGTCAAGGATAAAATACTAGAGTGTTTTATGTATATTTCAGTAGTAGGTTTGGGAGTTACAGCAGCAGAGAAGTTTGGTAAAAAATAAAATAGTTTTACAACAAAAATCGTTATATATATAGTTAAATAATAGGAGTCAATATGGCTGATTACAAATTTCCTACGGAGATGGTTGAATTACCATCACGAGGACACTTTTATATGGATGGACATCCGTTGTCCAAAGGTAAGGTCGAAGTAAAATACATGACAGCAAAGGAAGAGGATATACTAACCTCACAGAATTTAATACAACAGGGTACTGTTATTGATGAGTTGTTGCAATCATTAATCGTAGATAAAAAAATCAAGATCAATGAT